GATGATATCGATCGCCAGCAACGCGTTGTAACGCTATTGAAGCAGCGGCTTTCGACTCTCCAGAGCGAAAAAACACCCCAGGCCGTCCTGAACAATTCGATTAACACCTACAACAAGCGCCAGCAGGAAGGTATCGAAGCGCAGGAGCGTATCGACAAGTTAACTGAGCAGACATTAACAAATGCCCAAAAAAGGCAAAAGGCATTAGACCAACTGAACAGGGATTTAGCGAAGGCCAAAGCCGCCGGGAATTCGATTAGCGCCGACGAAGAAGCAAAGCTTCGCGCGAACATCAATGACAAGTTCAAGGATCCGAAAACCCCGAAGGGAAAAGCGTACACCGAAGATGCCGGTACTCGCATGCTCGATCAGCTAAACCAGCAATATGCCACGTTAACTTCCCAGTTCGACACCACAGAGAAGATTGGTGCTGCCCAGCAAGCTCTTATCAAGTGGGAGCAGCAACTCGCCGACATAAAAAGCAAGAAGACCCTGACTGCCGATCAGAAATCATTGCTCGCAAGTCAGAACGAAATAACTGCGCAACTACAGAAGAATGCTGCAGTTGAAAAGGAGATAGCTCTTCGGAAGGATGCCGATAAGTTAACAGCTTTCAGGAATACGCTAACGTCTGGGCTACAGACAGATGTAACAACTTTGCAGAATGACCTAAACAGCAATACGGTCTTGTCACAGGAGCAAAAACACCAGCAGGAATTAACGATAATTGTCAGCGAGTATCAGAAAAAGCGCGTTGAATTAACGAATCAAAGAACTACCGGGCAGATATCTCAAAGTCTTTATGACGAAGAGACGGCAGCATTGCAGCAGGCGCTGAATCAAAGGCTGGCAATGCAGCAGGCTTACTACTCCCAGCTTGACCAGCTAAACGGCAACTGGCAGTTAGGTGTTCAGAATGGGCTGCAATCGTACATTAACAGCATCCCAACCCTCTATGAGTCAGTAACAACTGCTACGACATCAATACTTTCATCTACGGAATCTGCCATTTCCTCAAATCTATCAGCAATGATTCAGGGTACGGAGAGCCTGAGTGAAGGGTTTAAAAATATGGCTACGGGGATGGGGCAAGCGGTGATTGACGCTTTAACCAAAATGGCGGCGCAATGGCTGGTTTACCAGGCTGTGCAGTTACTGGTAGGTAAATCAACTGCAGTAACAGCAGGTAGCACAATGGCTTCAAATGCTCAGGCTATGGCAAAAACTGCCGAGCTTAACGCCTACGCCTCAACAGCAGCAATTCCTATTTATGGCCCAGCACTTGCGCCAGCAGCGGCGGGGGCGGCAGCTACGTTTGCGGAGCCTCTTGCTGCATCAATTGGCGCTTTATCACTAACAGGCATGGCTCATAACGGTATCGACTCCGTCCCATCTACTGGCACATGGTTGCTGGAAAAAGGGGAAAGAGTCATGACAGCTGATACATCAGCAAAATTGGACTCAACGCTGGAAAGGCTACGAAAAAATGGTCTGGACGCTACGCTAAGCAAGCCTGGCTATGGCACGGGGGCCATGAATGTTAGCAGCTCTAACCAGGTCAGCCAGAGTAACCATATCAACCAGGTCGTCAATATGCCTCAAACCCCTGGGATGTCTCAGCAGGAAATGGATGCCGTTCTCAAGCGCAACAACAAGCAATTGGTTGCAGATCTGAGAAATCAAACCATTGAAGGTAAGGGTACTTTCGGACTGGCTCTTCGCACCGCGCAGGGCCGTGGGAACAGGATGACATAACATGGCAATGGCAAGTTACCCCCATGAATACCTACCGCTGCCTCAGCAAGATGGATACGCCTTTAAACCGGTAAGTCCTCTAACCAGAACCGAACTTACCTCCGGGCGGGCTCGGCAACGAAGAAAATACACATCCACACCAACCCAGGCCAGTGTGAACTGGTTTTTTGAGACGGATGGACAGTCGCAGCTATTTGAAGCCTGGTTTCGGGATACGATTCACGATGGTGCGGATTGGTTCCTCATGCGCCTTCAGACACCTCTCGGAGTTGAGGACTATAAGTGTCGGTTCATCGATATCTATGAAGGGCCAACGCTGGTTGCGCCTATCTACTGGCAATTCACCGCCACGCTTGAGTTGTGGGAACGTCCAATCCTACCACCGGGCTGGGGTGACTTCCCGGACTTCATCATCAACCAGAGCATCATTGATTTGGCGCTTAACCGGGAGTGGCCAGAGGCATGACGGCAATTAACAGGCTTTACGCGTCCTCGGGCAAAGAGGTGATCATCCCTACGCTTGAGATAGTGGTTGGTGACGACACGTTCTGGCTAACACATGGGTATGAGGACATTACCGCGACGCTGGAAGATGGAAGCTCGGCAACGTTTATAGCATGCGGGATTGACCTTGCATTGCCTGCCAGAAATGCTGACGGCACGCAGGACTTGCGCTTCGCCATCAGCAATATCGAGGGCATCGTGTCGACGACTATCAGGAAAGTCCTGCCCGTCATTAAAGGGTCCGTGCTGACTTATCGCTGCTACACCTCAGACGACCTGACTGCGCCAGCAGAGGTGCCTTTTTCGCTCAACATCAAATCGGGTTACTGGACCGCTACCGAGGTGCAGATTACCGCCGGCTACATGAACGTGCTGGACACGGCCTGGCCCCGGTACCGCTACCTGCTCAACAGCTTCCCGGGCCTGCGCCACATCGCATAAGGAACGTCATGTTCAACATCGATAAATACCTGACCGTCAAATGGCAGATGGGGGGCCGCACTTATCCGGTTCTCGACTGCTACGGCATCGTTCATGAGGTGCGCAAAGACCTTGGGCTACCAGCGTGGCCGGTGCTCGAGGGCGTTATCAAGGACGATTCGATGGATACGACGGCGCGCGGAGTGCTCATGGAGGCAACCCGGTGCGGGCCTGAGCACGGCGCGGTGGCGGCCTGCTACAAAGGCGGCCTGATATCCCATGTCGGCATCGTGGTGCTGCTCGACGGCCAGTTGCAGGTTATCGAGAGTAACCCGCGCAATAACGTCACCATCCTGCCGCTGGCGCGATTTGAGCGCCGTTATGTGAAAGTGGAGTATTACCAGTGACCATCAGATTATATCCTTCACGACTCCCGGGCGAGCCGCTGGAAACGCACGTTCATAAGCGCATGACGATTGACCGCTGGCTGGTGGAAAACGTCACTGACTACAAACTGGACATGCAGCATCCCATCACGGTGGATGTCGACGGGCGCGCCATAACATCAGAGCGCTGGGCTGATGTCATCATCGAGCCGGACAGCGACGTGCGTATTTATCCGGTGCCTGGCGAAGCGGTATCCGCGTTTATGGCGGCATATGGTGCTTACGTCGCCCTGGCTGTTGCTGTGGCTTCCGTGGCGTTCTCGCTGTACATGATGAGTCAGCTGGACAGCGCGAACCAGAATGCGCAGAACGGCGACCAGATCGACCTTAATCCAGCCAAAGCGAACTCCGTGAAGCTGGGCGACCCCATCAGGGAGGTGTTCGGGAAATACCGGGTTTACCCGGACTGCATCCTGCAGCCTGTCAGCCGGTTTGATTCTGCTGATCCTGAGGTGTTCAGAACGACCATGCTGCTCTGCATTGGTGTGGGTAACTTCAGCATCCCGCAGTCTGGCATACGCATCGGCAGCACGCCGGTTGCCAGTTTCGGTGCCGACGTCGCGTATACCCTCTATCCTCCCGGCGCAAACGTGGGCGCTGACGCTCGGTCTGAAAACTGGTGGTCATCCACGGAGGTGGGTGGTACGTCGAGCGGGTCAGGGCTGGACACTAACTCCACGGCACCGGACTCAACCTATGTCAGCTCAGATGCGGTGCTGTTCGACGGTAACACTATCACGCTGATCGGCGTCAGCACTGATGATTCTGATGACATCAGCGTGCCAGGTTCCTGGGTGCCGGGTTCCGTTATCACGGTTGTTGCGCCGGACAGTTACGTCATTAGCGCTGACGGCGGCTACAGCGTAATTTACGGAGACTTCACCGAGCTGGTGCCGGTGGTGGGCATGCCGATCTCGCTGACCTTCAACGATAACAGTTATGACCTGTTTGTCGCGTCGTACACCGCCGAGGTGCCGCCGGTACCTGGTGTAGGTGGTAGCGCAGCGAGCATCACGGCCAGCGCCGCGCCGTCCGTGTACGACTTCACCGCGTCGCCATACACGTTCACCATTACCTGGCAGGGGTTCACCTACACTGTCAGCCTGGTGACTAACTATGTGAATATGAGCGGCCTGGTGAACGTAATCACTGACGCGCTGACCGGTTCCGGGCTGGTGGCTGTCGACAGTTCGGGCAAGGTTGTCATTCACGAACAGTCGAGCCCTTTCACCGGCGGCACCATAGTCAACTCAACGCTGCCAGCGGCGGTGTTCGGCACCAGCCCGGTTAATGCGCCAGGCGTGGCATCGAGCGGTGGCGCTGCAGGCGTGCCAGCACACATCACGCTGGCCTACACGTCAGCAACGGGGAAAGCGTTCACTGGTATCCCGGCGGGAACCCAGCGCCTCTCGGTGATGTACGGCACTGGGCTTTTCATTATTGACGCGGTCGATGATGCGACCATTACAGTATCCCGCCTGCTGGTGACCACGGACGGTTCGACGGTAGTCGATGCCTCGTGGCCTGGGTTCACCAGTCGCACCGTCCTGGATGCGATCGTTTCAGGTGATAACGACGCGGAGAACTGGCTGGGACCGTTTCTGTCCTGCCCGGATGGTGAGACGACGACAGTCATCGAAAACAACTTCATTTTCCCGAACGGGCATATCCAGTACAAAAACGACGGATCCTCAAAATCACATAGTGTTCGCGTGCTGGTTCAGTACCGTAACGCAGCGCTGGGCGGAGCCTGGTCGCAGTCCACCTACGACTTTAAGGGTAAAACGGCAAATGGTCATGGTTATACCAGGCGCATTAGCGG